AATTAGATACTCTAAATTATCCTAACTTCTTACCAGAAGAAATAGATTTAATTCTAAATAATGCTCAAGGTAGATTAGTTAAACAGAGATATGGTTTTAATAATAACAAAAGACAATCTTTTGAGGAAACTGAAAAACGTACTGAAGATTTAAAGAATATTACTATAAATGCAATATTAACACCTTTACCTTATGCTGTAGATAATATAGATGCACAAGCAAGGTTTTTAACTCTTCCTACAGATCATTGGTTTACTATACAAGAAAGAGCAGGTATTACGTGTAACTATTGTGGTACAAATATAACTAAAAGAGTTGAAGTTATACCAACAAGTCACGCTGAGATTTCTAAAGTATTAAATGATCCTTTTAAGAAACCTAATAATGAAAAAGCATTAAGGTTGATGTATGATGGAAAAGTTGAGTTAGTGTCTAGTTGTACTATAGTAGATTATCAAATGAGATACTTAAAACAACCTGTAACAATTGATTTAGCTACAGGAGTTACTTGCGAACTATCTGAACACATTCATTCTGAACTAGTTGACTTAGCAGTAAGTATAGCTTTAGAAGGAATAGAAAGTAAACGTAGTCAAACTTTTAATCCTTTGATTAATAACACAAATGAATAATAAATACAATATCTAATAAATAAATTTTAAAAATTAAAAAAAATGTCAATTCATAAAGTAACAAACACTTTTGTAGGAAATGGAACAGCTTTGGAAACAACTGTTAACACATTAACTCCAGGTAAATTAGGATTATTTGGTCAAGACCAAACAATTTTAGCATCAGCTTATTTAGCAGGCGGTGCAGGTGAATCAATTACAGTATCAGAAACTTATGCTGATGGTTCATTCAAAAAATCAATGTCTATTAATGGTAGAAATGTAACTTCTGCTCGTGGTAAACGTTATTCTCCAGCAACTCGTGAAGTATGGGCTATTGGTTATAACCGTAAAACTGCAGCAGGACTTATTGGAGTAGTTAACTCAACTGACTACACTTTTAATATCCGTTTTAAAAATGATAAATCTTTATATTCTGAAAGACCAGAAGTATTAAGAGGTTCATTTTTATCTTCAGCAGCAGCTACTCAATTAACTATCGCTACTCAAATAGCGGCAGTAGTTAACAATGGTGGTTTTAAAACTTTAGTAAAAGCAATTATCGTAGGTAATGGTACAGGTATCCAAGGATTAACTGGAGCTACTGCTTATGGTGTTGAAATCACTGCTTTAGATATTAATCAATTTCGTAGTTCTACTTACAAAGAAAACCGTGTGTATTTCTCTGTATCTGTAGAAGATGCTACAGGATTTGGTGCAACTACAACTTGTGATCAAATTCAAGCTAACTCTTATGGAGAAGGAACTTATAACTATATTTATAACAAAGAAAACTTTGATTATCAATATGAAGGTTTATCTAACCGTAGATTATGGCCAGCTCAATCTGTAAGTTTTAACTCTGTATCTACAGGTTATTTATCTACTACTGTTGGTGGTACAGGTAACGTTGGTGTTACTATTGGTAGTGACATTGTTACATTTGCTACAACTAACGCAATGGTAAGAGTTGGTGAAGCTATATCTTTAGATGGTACAATGTATGAAGTTAAATATTTAATCGGTACAGGTGCAGCATCAAGTGTAGTATTAACTACTCCTTTTGTTGGAGCAACAAATGCTACAGCAGTATTATTATTTAAATATTTCTATAGCATTTTAATTCTTGAATTTACTGACAATTCATTTACTTCAGGTGCAGATTTAATTTCTGTAGCTCGTAAATCAGTTTATATTGCAACTCCAGCTATTGACGCAGGTGCTGCTTATACAGCTATTGCAACTGGTTCAACAGAAGGTGCTTCATTGTTATCTAAGTTAAATACTTGGTTAGCTACAACACCAGCTGCTCCAGTATTGACTTTTGCAGTTTAGTCCTTAAACTGCTAAAACACATCATTCTGATGTGCCAATCTTTAAAGCCTTAATTAGTATAATGAGCCCCTGGTTTTTCTTCCTTAAAGTTTCCAGGGGCTTTATTTTACTCTAAAAATTAATTAAAAATGCTAAGTTTAAACTTTGAAATATGCCAAGTAGGTGCTTGTAAAAATTTAGTTTTTTCTGAAACTACCGGCAACTATGATGTAACTTATAACCCAACAGGTTATGGTGCTCCAAATATTGAATTAACAGATGTTGCTACTGCAACTTTATCTATAACAGATCCTACTGGAACTGTAAGTATTTTAGATATGATGAGTCACGGTTTTCCAACAGATGATCTTACTATTGATGGTTATACAATAACTTCAACTACAGTGTTACCTGATGGTCAATGGACTTTTACATATACTATAACTACTAATCTATTACCTTCTGAAACATATGTTAAAACAATAAATAAATTATTTTATTGTAATGCAGAATGCTGTGTAACTAAAATGTTAACTACAGTAGATACTTGTGATTGTTGTAATGATAATACAGCATTAAATAATTATGTTAAAGTATCAACCTTTTTAGAATCATTAAAGAAAGCTGCAACTTGTGGTGATGTATTAAATTTTTCTAATATCTTAAAAATTGTAAACAAATTATGTAAAAATAGTGGGTGTAAAACTTGCTAATAATAAATAAAAACCTTATATTATATATACTATGTGTGATTGCTGTAAAAAAATAATAACTAGAATTGGAGTAGAAGGTCCAACAGGTCCCCAAGGACCTCAAGGTATTCAAGGAATACAAGGAGAAGTAGGACCAATAGGTCCAGAAGGTGTACCAGGACCAGAAGGTATTTGTGCAATACTTGCTGTATCAGGTTCTTTTGCTAAAGGTGATGCTGATGCAGGATTACTTTTTCAAAGTACATCAATACCTGGTGGTATTGGAGGTACATTTCTTGTTGAATTAGAATATTATATTCGAGTAGTAGATCCTATGCCTGGACAAATTACTACAACATTAGTAAAAAATGGAATGGTTGCAATGATGAATCCAAATACTACTCATGAACAAAATTGGGTAATAACAGTAGATGCAGAAAATCCTTTTTTTACATATACTCATAGTGCAGTTTTAGTTTTAACAGCTAGTGATGTTGCAGGATTTATGATAACAACTACTGCAGCAGGAGTTAATGGATTATTAAAAATAACTAAAATATCTTAATATGTGTGGAAATTGTGATGGGATAATAATCCCAATAGGTCCTACTGGACCAATAGGTGCTCCTGGTACTAATGGTACAAATGGCACTAACGGTACAAATGGTACTAATGGTATTAATGGTCGTAATGCTTTTAAAGTAATTAAACAATATTTTACAGATGATGTTGAACAAACAATTACTATAACACAAACAGAGTTAACAAATTGTGAGGGTATACCTGCAGGATGTTTTATTGCTCCAGCAGTAGCAAGTATTGCAGATATACATGTGCAAGCTTGGTTTCTTGTTAATGGTCCATTAACTTATTGGCAACTATTAACAAACTCAACTACACTAGGTACATATAATTTTAATTGTACAATTGATGCTTCTGGTGGAGTTACAGATGGAAATATTACAATAACTACAGGAGGATCAATTGGAATGTTTAGAATTGTAATTTTAGGATAAAGATATGACTGCTGAAAATATAAACTTAGTACTTGCTAATGCAAATTGTTGTATATCAGCTTATGCTGTAAAGGTATCTAAATTGTTATCTACTAATAGTCTTTGTGCAGAAGCTGAAGTACTAAAATTAAAGATGATGAATGATTACTATGCAGCAGCTAGTTGTTATGATACTACACCAATTGTAACAATTGTTGGTACACCTGTTCCTTCAATTATAATGCTTACATCAATAAGTACTTCTCCTTTATATTTAGATAATGTAAGCGGTCTTACTGATACATATACTTTACTTATTAATGATGTAACAAATATTACAATACTAATACCGGGAGATGGTATTACTAAAATTGGAGATTTAATAGTTGCTGCATTAATAACAGCAGGTTTATATATTAGTCATACAGTAGTTTTTAACCCTATTCGTGACATAGTTTGTATGTATACTTTTGATTTAGATTGTACAGTAAGTGGATTAACTTTATCTATTGCTGAACCTTTTACAGAAATAGTTGGAGAAGAATTACAGCCAGGTTTTTGTGGTACAGAGGTAACAACTTATCCAGAAAATTGTTTAACTTCAGAAGAGTTAGATATAGTAATTAATAAATTAATGTTGGCTTGTGAGATATGTCCTTGCCAATTAACATAATAAAATAAAACAAAATGAGTAATTTATTTGGAAATCAAAGCAAGAGTTTTCTTGCAGAATTGGTAAAAATTAATAAGTCTAACTTATTAGCGTTTGGTTATCAAAAATTAACAGTAGCAGGTACTGTTGTAGGATTAACTATTCCTACTGGAGCTACTTATGCTTTAATAACTGTTGAATCAAGTTTAACTACACCAGCTATTCGTTATTTAGAATTAAATTTAGTAACTCCTCCTTCTGCAACTGATGGTATGAGTAGAAGTAACTTAGATACTTTTGATATTACGGGTGCTTCTAATTTAGTAAACTTTAGAGCTATTCAAATAGCTGCTGGTACACATACTTTACACATACAATATTATAAATAGTTATATAATTTATTAACAAACTAATTAATAAATTTAATAATTATGAGCAGTGTTTTAAAAAATTATCGTAAAATATACACCTCACCAGGTGGTGATCCTTCATTACCTCCTCGTGTAACAATATTAGAAAACAATGAATATAAGGTCACATATTATGAGGTTATCCAAGGAGCAAGCGGAACCCTCGTTGTCCCTAGCCAAGGAACAATTAACTCGGATGAGTTTGGTTTATCAGGCAATGCGATATTGTCAAAAATTGATGCTAACAATAAGCCAACGTATGAAAGCCCTACTACAGTTTCAGGTGCGGCGGTAACTGCAAGTTTAAATGTAGTTACTGGTGCATGGGTTGCTTCAGGAGTTTATACTGATCCTAATGTAGCATTAATTTATTCAATTAGAATCAAAGCTATTTATTATAGTAATTTAACTTATGATAATATAATTGAAACTGCAAATATTAATGGAGCTGGTGGTGGTGGAACTCCAACATTAGCACAAGTATTAGCATCGGGTAATACTACTGCTGGTATTCAAATTCAAAGTGATGGTTTTGTATCAGCTTTAAATATTGTAGATTCTAATATTGATTTAATAGGTGATGGTGGAGAAGTTTATATATCTAATGCTAAAACTCTTATTTATAATGATAATTTAATTGAATTAAACGCTCCAAGTGTTTTAAAAAATGGAGTTGAAATTGCAACAGTAAATGATATTCCAACTAAAACATCTGAATTAATTAACGACGGCGACGATGGCAATCCTTTTATCTCTTTAAATGATTTACCTTCTAATCTTATTTTATATGCTACAAATAAAGCAAGTGATGTTCCTACTTACGTTAAATTAGTAAGTAGCATTACAGATATAGACTATAATACAACTGCGGTAGATGTAAGTACAGGCTCAATCACAACTACTAATCAATTTATTTCTAGTTTAATAACTTCGTCAAATGTAATAGTTGGTAATCCTGGTGTTTTAAATATAACAACAATTGGAAATATTAGAAGGACGGCAGGAACGGGAGATGCTGAATTTTATTTTGAAGTTTACAAAAGAACTATCGGTGGAGTTGAAACTTTAATCACTACTTCGGGAAATACTCCTCCTGTTTTTAATGGTGTTTATGCTCAATTTTCAGCAACTGCATTATGGAATGATGGTATATTTTTAGCAACCGATAGAATTGTATTAAAGTTTTATGGAAGTAGAATAGTAGGAGGTTCTGCCCCTACTTATGATTTTCAATTTGGAGGCTCTATTCCAGTACGTTCTTTAGTTCCAATTCCTTTAACTGTATCACCAACTCCATTAAGTGAGTTAATAATAAACAAACAGGACTCATTAGCAGTTGATGGAACAGCTACTAAGTACCCTACTGTTGATGCTGTTAATGCTGGGTTAGCAACTAAGGGTGTACTATCATATTTAGATCAATTAGTATTTAGTGGTTCTTATATGCCAGCTAAAAAAGGATATGGTACAACTACAGGAACCGCTGGATTAAATAGTTATTTAAGTTCTCAAAGAATTGATAATAGAAAAACTTGTATTATAACTAGCTTATCAGTTTATTGTAATGTTGGAGTTGCTGGCGGAAATGTTAGAATTTCAATATGGTCAGATTTAAATGGGTTACCAAACACTTTGTTAGTAGATAGTGGGAATATAGCGTGTACAAGTGCTGGGCGTAAAGAGGGGACAATTACTCCATTTACTATGACTGAAAATGTGGTTTATCATATTGGCGTTCAGGTTAGTTCAGCAACTATTAATTTAGCTTATTATTCAGTTAGCGAAAAAACTTACTATAATTCAAGTACTAGCAATTATGTACTTTATTTATTGGCATCTTATACTTACGGCACTCCTCCTGCAACATTCCCAGCCATTACATTTTACTATGATTCGGTTGGTTTTGCTCCTTACGTTTTACTTAAACAACAATAACAATTATGGCATTCAACGAAATATACTCAAAGAAATTAGATAGTGAAGGTAATCCAATCTTAGTAGATGGGGACTTTGTAATGGAGTTAATATCTAGTACTGAAGTACCTGACTTAGTAGTAGAACCAACTGACATAGTAGTAACTGATTTTAATAATAAAGAATCAGTAAATGAATTAATTTTAAAACTTCAAAATTTAAACTTATAACGTCCTATGACCGCACCTAAAAACAATTTTACAATACCTAAAGTAATCGGAGTTCTAACAGTAGCAACATTTATAATAACTGCTTTTAATTGGGCTTCTGATATTAAAACTGATATAGCATTAATTAAACAAAAGATTTATTATGCAAATGATAAATTGGAATACAGAATATCTGAATTAGAAAATAAACAAAAGCAATCAAAAGAAGTAATATTTAACCAACCAAAGGCTATTTTGCCAAATGCTATTAATTTAGAAAACTATGTTGAATAATGAAAGCAATATTAAAATTAAATAGAGATAGTTATACAAGTAAGTCTACTATTGGAAAATTATATGTAAATGATATATTTATATGTGATACTTTAGAAGATACTTGTAGAGATATCAACAGAGATGGTGATTTATCTGATAAAGGTGAAGTAAAAGTTTATGGTGAAACTGCTATACCTTCAGGTATTTATAAAATGATTATAAATATTTCTCCTAGATTTAAAAAATTATTACCTAGATTAATAGGTATTGAAGGATATGAAGGAGTTCTTATTCACACAGGTAATATTCCTGCAGATACGCATGGTTGTATCTTAGTAGGTACTAGAGGATTGAACTGTATTAAAGGTGGTACAAGTACTCCGGCTTTAACTAAGTTAATGACTGAGTTAAAAAAGTATGATGAATATGAAATTCAAATAATAGATAAAACTTTATAAAATGGCAAAAAAAGAATCAAGTATTACTGCTTTAGTTAAAAAAGTAAAAGGTAGTGGTAAAGCTAAGAAGCACCCTAATAAGAAAGAATGTAAAAAAAAGTATAACTCTCAAGGAAGATAATATGAAAAATATATTTAAATATGGTTAAAATATACACATTATCTCATCCAGTAACCAAAGAAGTTAGATATGTGGGCAAAACTATAAATGAACTATCTAAAAGATTATCCCAACACTTGTGTGATAAAAAAATAAATAAAAGAGTAAGTTGGATTAAATCTTTAAAAAAACAAGGATTAACTCCAGAAATTGAATTGTTAGAAATAATAAATAAAAACAATTGGAAAAATGAAGAGATTTTTTATATTGGATATTTTAAAATGATAGGTTTTAAATTAGTAAATATGACTGAAGGTGGAGATGGTATAGAAATGACTTCTGAAATAAAGAAAAAAATATCAATAAAACATTTAGGAAAAATTCTTTCTCAAGAAACTAAAGATAAAATAAGTAAATTAAATTTAGATAATAAAATTGGTTATTATAGTAAATTTAATAGTAATGATGCTAAATTATTAAGAATTAAAAATAAAGAAAAAAGAGATAATAAAAAACCAAAATCTTTTCAATATAAAAAAATAATACAATTAGATTTAAACAATAACAAAATAAAGATATGGGATTCAATTTGCAAGTGTTGTACTACTAATAATTGGTCTAAAGGAAATTTAATAAAAGTATGTAAAAATCATATAAGAAAAGATGGTTCTAAGTGTGTAACAGCCTACGGGTATAAATGGAAATATTATGAATAAATTAATTAAAAATTACTGGAAACCAACTAGTATTAAAATGCGAAAAATAGGAGATTCATTATTAGCTGTTGCTGCTTTATTTGGTGGTGGTGGTTTAATTGCTTTTGATCAATTAAAAGAAGTATATTCTGAACATGAGTTAAAAATATTAATTGGATCAGCTATTGTACTTGGAGTAATGGGTAAATTTTTAACAAACTTTTTTACAGAATCTAAAATTGATAAAAATGTATAAAAGATTTTTAGAAAATTCATTACTTATATTTGTAATAATAGGAATTGCTATAGTATTTTTACTTGGTAGATCTTGTGGTAAAAATAGAGATAGTAAAGTATTATTACCTAAGATTGATACAGTTGTAACACATACTATTGATACTGTCTTTAATAAGGATACATTATATTTAAATAAGTTTATTTTTAAATATGTACCTAAACATGATACTATGTGGGTACCTTTAGATTCTGTAGATTGTAATAAAGTACTAACTTATAATGATACTATTATAAAAAAAGAATATGACTTATATACTCAAACAACTATTCAAGGTATTTTAAGAAGTCAAATTACTAATGTTAAACTTAAAGTTCCTTTAGTAATTTATGATAATACTAGTACAGTAATTAAGAAAGATAGTATAATATATTTACCAAGTAAGTATTCATTACATGGTGGTTTATTAGTAAGTACTAAAATGCTTTCTCCAGTAATTATGTTTTCAACAGACAGAGTTACTTACACATTAGGATATGATCCATTTAACAAAACCCCTATATTAGGATATTCATTTAGAATATGGGGATCTAAAAAGAAATAATATGTTTACATTAAGACATGCAGTAGCAGATATTAGAAACATAGCTGACTCAGGTAAGAATAACTATTCATTTAGAATTAGTGATGAACAGATAGCCTTTTGGTTTCATGAGGTTAGGTCTATGCTTATTTCTCAAGCAATAACTAAACGTCAAGACATTTCAGATGTTTGGGTACAAGATTTATCTTGTATGGAATTAGAATTAGTAGATGCATCAGATTGTTGTTTTATAACAACTGATTGTTATATACTTAAGACTAAAGTTCAAATACCTACTACTGTTGAAACTAATAATGACAACTTAATTTTAAGGGTGACTAATCCTTTTGGTAACATTATATCTAAATCTAATCCTTTTGAAGTAAAGTATAACAAGTATAATAAGTATACTGGTACTAAACATCAATGGTATTTTAGAGATGGATATATGTACATTACTTCAGAATTACTTTTGGAATATATAAATATATTTGCTATCTTTGAAAACCCAGAAGATTTAGCTGGACTTTCCACTTGTGGAGGTTCATCTTGTTTTAGTTGGGATAGTAAATATCCTTGTTCATTAAAAATGGCTAATGATATTACTAATATTATAATGCAAACTAAGGTGAATCCATTCTTACAAATGCCACATGACACAAGTAATGATGGTTTATCGCAAAACCAATTAGGTAAAAAATGATAAATTTTAAAACTGTTAAAAGAACTGAGGGTAAGTTTAAAAAAGATTTAAGTACAAAAGATTTTTACAAAGACTACTGCAGAGCATCTTTTAACAACAAAAGAATACCTGTCGACTATTCTGTCTACTATAAAGTAGTTAGAGAATTTAATAAAGTATTAAAGGATAAAATAGTTAAAGAAGCAGGATCTTTTAAAATGCCTTACAAATTAGGTTACTTAGGAATAGTTAAGTATGATGTTAACTTTGATATTGAAAAGATTAAAAGATGGAAAGTTAACTATGGAGAATCTAGAAAGCAAGGAATATTAATTTATTATGACCAGCCATTTAGATATAAATGGAAGTGGGATAAAACTAAATTAAAATTAACTGGTAAAAAATATTATAAGTTTACACCCTGCAGAGATGCTTCAAGGTCTATCGCTAAACATATATCTAATACCCCAGGATTTGATTATTATGAATTATTAAGCAAGAAACAAAATGATAGTTAGAAACAAATCAATTAAGTCTATTATAGCAGGTCTATATAGAGATCTAGGTACAAATACTGAAATCAATGAACAAGAAATTGTTGAATGGGTAGCAGAAGGATTAAACCTTATAGGATCTTATGCTCAATTAGAAGAAGTATCTTCTATCATTTCTGTAGCAAATCACAGGGTATTATTACCTTGTGGTTTTTTATATCCTAAAGATATTACATTTAATGGTAGACCATTATCTTGGTCAACTAAATCTGCTGCTAATAATTATCAGTGTGAAGATTGTAATAGAATACCATCATGTTGTACAGATTATAATTTCTATATATCAGATGGATATATTCATACATCATTACCAGAAGGTGATTTATGTATAGTATATTTAAGTATACCTGTTGATGAAGAAGGTTATCCTTTAGTTCCAGACAATGTATATTTTGATAAAGCTTTAAAAGCTTATTGTACTTATATGTTAGATAGAATACAATTTAGAAGAGGGTTAATTCCTGATAAAGTTTATCAAGAATCTAAAGTAGATTGGTTATTTTATGTTAACAGTGCTAGAGGTTCTGCTAACATGCCTGATAGTGCACAAATGGAGAGAATTAAGAGAGTATGGGTTAGACTTATTCCTAAACAAGGTGAATATGCTAATGGATTTAGAAATATAGAATCAGCTGAACGTAGAAACTTAAGATAATATGGAAAGTGTAAACTCATTTTCAGGGGGCATGTCCTCTGATGCATCTAAACTAATACAACAAAATGGTACATACTTACAAGCTTTAAACTTTAGAGGTTTAACAGAGTTAGGTGGATCTAATGGTTCATTAGTTAATATTAAAGGTAATGATTGTGGAATAACATTTCCAAACTTACAAGCAGTTTATAAATTAATTGTTATTCCAGGAACTTGGAATGAAGGTACAAACACTGTAATCTTTACAATTAATGGAGTAACAGTAAGTTCATTAAATATTACAAATTTTACAACAGGTCTTGAGATTTATAATTTTATAGTAAGTAAATATACTAATTGTTATCAAAATCAAACAGTTGCTACAAAAACATTCTCTATAGCTTATGATAATAATTATATAGTATTTTATCAACAACCTGTATATCAAAGTTGTTCTCCAATAGAGTCAGTGCCTATTATAATAAGTACTCTTCATTCTGAAACTATTACAGCATTACCAACTTTACAATTTACAAATGGTGCTACTAATACATTAACACAAGATTTAATTAATCCTTATGTTAAAGGTGTAACTTCAGATTTAATTATACCAATTGGTTCAACATTTATTTTAGATGATATTTATATATTTACTGCTAAAGATGATCCAACTTTTGGTTTAGGTAATGGTTTAAATCCATTAGTTGAAAAACCAGAAAATGATTCACTTACTGCTACTGGCACTATTTGGAAATTATCAATAGACGACATTACTAAAAGTCATACATTAACTTTACTTTATTCTAATCGTTTAGATTTTACAAAATATCATCCAATACCACCTTCAGCTACTTCAGGTAGATATGAAAGTGCTACTATTAAACGTATTTATTGGTCAGATAATTATAATAAGATTAGAACAGTTAATACTGCTATGCCACAATTAATGGCACTAGATCCAACTATTTTAAATGTAATGCCTAAAGTAGAATATACTCAAGGTATTTTAAATTCAATTATAACAGGTACTTTACCTGCAGGTTGTTATCAAATGGCTTATAGATTGTCTAAAGTATTAGGTTCAGTAACTAATTTTTCAGAATTAACTAATCCTGTATATTTAACAGCTAATGCTGAAGGTACACCTTTTCAAGATTACGTTGGTAATTTAGGTGCTTCAACTAAAGGTATAAAATGGACACTTACAAACTTAGATACTAACTATGATCAAATAGAATTTGTAGTAAGTTATCGTGATTCTTCTTCTGCTATTCCAGTAATAACTTCTGTAGGTGTTAAAATACTTACAACAGACATGTCTTTATTATATACTACAGAAGCAGATCCTGATTTTACTACAATAACATTAGATGAGTTCTTATTATTTAATGGAACATTTACACATGCTAAAACATGTGATACAAAAGATAATAGATTATTTTGGGGTAATGTAAGAACACCTCAAAAGTCTTTAGACTCTTTTGATGCAAGAGCTTTTAGAGCAAATTTTGCAGGAAATGTTCTTCTTACAAATTTAACAGTACCTCAAATATATTCAACATGGCAAGAAGCTGCTTTAACAGATGTAACAAATGATTCTATAAATGAATATTATGATATAAATGGTAATTATTCAGCAAATGCTTGTTATTTAAAACCAGGTAGTTCTACAATATTAGGTGGTAAAGGTACTAATATATCATATGAATTTGGTACTACAAGTTTTAACTCAGATAATGATTTAAGTATTGATAGTTCTGAAAACTGGGATATATCTAGATCTGGTGCACCATTTAGGATGAATGATTATACAACAGGTAATCCTACAGGTTTTATTTATGACTATCCTCAAAATGGTGGACTTCAAGCAATGAAGCAACCTGAAAGAACTTCTTTATTTAGAGGATTTCAACATGAAGAAATTTATAGATTTGGTATTCAGTTCTTTGATAAAGAAGGTAATCCTTATTTTACAAATTGGATAGGTGATATTAAAATGCCTAGTTATGGTGATTACAATAATAATCCAGATACTTTTGCAGCATCTAATGGAATTTCTGATTTTAGATTATCTTTTGCTACTAGTTATTCTAAACAATATGAACAATCATTATATATTAAATTTACAGTTAATGTAGGTGACGTACAAGAGTTAATTAGTGGTTATGAAATAGTTAGAGTTAAAAGAACTAATTCTGATAAAACAATTCATGGAGTTGGGATGATAAATCCTGTAGTAACTACAATAATGAATTATGATGGTGGTGAAGTAATGCTTCCTGCAGGTTGGGATAGTAGAAGAGGAATATATGCACAACCAATAATTCCAGGAGTTCCTTTTGTTAATAAAAGATATTATACACCATATCCTGGTCAAGGTGAAATTGAAACTTTAAATATTGATTGGGATACTGATAATGCAGTTAATTCTGAAACAGGTAAAATAAAATCATTTGATTGTTGGGACTTTGATGCAGGACTAAGACCTTCATTTACTGCTGGTGATAAGATATTAGTTAGAAGTCAATTAAAATGTGTTAATTATAGAGGTGGATCTTATCCTGGTTCTTCTAGTTATAGAATGTATTTTGGACCAAAAGGAAATACTTCATCTCCTCCTACTTCTGTAGAAGTACCTTTAAATAATGCAATGATTGATAATGGATTAACTCCTCCATTTAGTATAGAATCAAATAATGATTCAGTTACTGAACCATTCTTTATTATGAAAATGTTAGATAATACAATGTATTGTAATTATCAAGATTTTTTAAGTACAAGTTCTTATGATTATACTGTTACTGAAGGTAAATTTATTGCAGGTAATACTTCAGATACTGTTGGTGGTAGAAATGTATTAAACTATGGTAAAGATATAGATAGTACATCAATAGTGGGTGGAGCAACAGGAAATCCTTGTTTTGGTAAACAGGCTTTATTTGTACATTTAGATAGAGGTTTATATACAAGTGATTATGGATGTGGTGCATATGATACAGAATTTAAAAAATTATTAGCTTTATACTATAAACCTAATTATAACATATATGGTGGACCAACTTATGTTGATCGTACTACTAATGAATATATTCCATGTGGAGAATATATAGCTACATCATTTAACAACTTACCTATTAATATAGGAAATATAACTCCATTAACATTTAAGTGTTATGGTGGTGATGTATTTACAACAATTTATGATTCAATGAAAACTGTAAAAACAGTTACTAATGGATCAGAATATTGGGTTTACGAATACAATAGTTCTGGTGTACCATCTTTTCCACCTATTCATGAACGTAAAGCAATGTTTAGTACTATATTTTATTACCCTGGTACTAGTGTATATAATACTGAATTAAGAACTGGATTTCATACTAACAAAGATTTAACTGCAACTAACGGAGCATTTGGTTGGAATGATGAAGATGGTTACGAATATCAAAGTTATTGTAATGCTGAAAATAATACTAAGGTTTATTTTCCTAAACCATTAAACTTTGAATCAGCTTATGAGTGGAATAATCGAATATATTTTTCAGAAGTTAAATATAATAATGAATTATTAGATTCTTGGTCACAATATCTTACAAATAATTTTTATGATGTAGAAGGTAACTATGGTCCAATTAATGCATTAGTATCTCTTAAAGAAAATATGTATTATATACAACAAAGAGGTGTAGGTATGTTAATGATTAATCCTGTATCTTTAGTTAAAGATCAATTAGGTACACCTATTAAATTAGGTGGTAGTGATGAAACTATTCAAAAACATTATTACAAATCTATTGATTCAGGAACTTCTCATCAATGGTCAGTTTACAGATCTCAAAGTGTTATTACTTTTGTAGATGTTAGACATAAAAAGATTTATCTATTTGATGGTGAATCAGTTACTCCATTATCTGATTTAAAAGGTCAGAGAAATTTTACTATTAAAAGATTACATTCTGAGTTATTAAAAAATGATAACCCTATTATTAACAAGGGTGTATTAGTAACTTATGATTACTATCATAATGAATTCTTATATACATTTAATAATATTAAAGTTTTAAGTAAAGATCCATTTGTATTAAATACAACAGATAATGAAAATCTTACTTTAGCTTATTCAGAACCAACTTCTAGTTTTTCAAGTATGTATTCATTTGTACCTAATCTTTATATTAATTCAAATAAATATTTAATTAGTACTGTAAATACTTCAAATACTAGAGATGGTATTGAAATACATAATAAGTTATGGTTTCATAATTATGGAAAATATGCAAACTTTTATGGTACACAATATCCTAGTACTTTAAAATATATTGTTAATGATAATCCTGTATTTACTAAAGTATATGATGACTTAGTAATGACAACTGAAGCAATAGATGACAATGTAGAATGGTCAGATGATTTAAATATTTATCCTGGTTCTCCTACTAATCCTTTATATCCTGATGATGTTAATATTAAAGATTCAACATTTGATAAAGTTAGATTTTATAATCAATATCAAAATACTGATTGGACTCCATTAGATCCTTCAATAGGTGGTAATCTTAGAAAAGTTGAACAAGGATTTAATTTACAAATACCTAGAAACAAATTTAACTATGATGTTTATCCAGTATCAACATCATCTATCTTTGACCCTTCTAAACTTACAAAGATTAAGTTTGGTGATAGATTAAGAGATAAGTGGGTAAACATAGACCTAAGTTATAATAATGTCTTAGGATTAAGATTTATAGTACACAATATTAAAACATTATTTAGAATATCTGATCGTTAATTTATATAACAATAAAAATTATGATAATTGCCCTAGTTATTGAATATTTTCAAATACTAGGGTTTTTATTTGTTTATCCCATTTAAAAACACTATATTATAGTAGTATATAATTTAAGTAATTATACCCATGAAAAAGACTAATAAAAAACAAATACCTAAAGTAAGAATGCCTAAGTATTCTAAAGGTGGTAAATTCGGAAAAGGATTAAAAGATACAGGATTATTTTTAGCAGATACAGCATTAGCTGAATGGGCTCCTAACGCAATATCTCAAGATCAATATTCAGATAGTCCTTACGGAAAAAATTTAGGTAAAGTAGCTTCAATACATGAATCATTTGATTCACAGTCACCTATTAGAAAAAATGTATCTAAATATTGGACAGATAATAAATCATCAGGTATGAATGAAGAAGAACAATCTTTATTTAATAGCGTTCAACCAATAGCTAAGACAGGATCTAAGATAGGAGAAATGTGGACAGGTTCTGCATTAGGAGGAATTGGTGCAGGTGCTGGATCTAAAGCAACTGGGTTTGGAAAAAATCTTGGAAAAGTTAGTGAAATGGGAACTAAAGATTATAATCCAAATGTTTATAATGAAAATCAAGTTCAAAATCAAGCTCAAATTGAAAGTCAAAATCAAACAGCTATGTCTGGTTTAAATGATGCTAGAAGAAATTCAATGACACCTAATGGTAATATGTATGCTAAATATGGTGGACAAATGAAGTTTGCTATGGGTGGTATGAATATGCAACCTAATGCTGAAGTTGAAAATAATGAAATGATTACTTCAAATACACCTCCTCAAGTATTTAATAATGGTGGAGTTGAATTAGCTTCTAATAATCCATATGGTACACCTACTTATAAAACTAATGGTGCTAGTCATGAAAATGGTGGAATACCTATGAACATGGCACCAGGTTCTATCATTAATGGTAAAACTAGAAATCCTTTAACAGGAAATAAGTTTACTAAAGATGTTGATATTATTGCTAAAATGGAAAATAAATATACTAAAAAAGCAGAAAGTGGTGATAGATATTCTAATACAAATGCTAAACTTATATTACCTATTTTAGCACAAAAGAAAGATTATTTAAATAATTTACAAAATGCAATTATTGTTAACAATGAACAACGTAAAGCATTAAATAGAGGAGAGTTACCTCAACCTTCAATGGATAATCAACAAATACCACCTCAAGGTGAAATACCAATGGCAAAACATGGTGGCATAATGAATTATATGGCAATGGGTGGAGTACAACTACCTTATTATAATACAGACAGTAATGGTAATCCTAAGTACGGAATGGGTGGTTTTAATGATGAAGAACCTTTAACTTCTGCTACTACATCTACAGTTATACCTACAGATTTTAAAACTCAAAGTGCATTTGATACTTATATGAAATCAAATGTAGATTACGCACCTAATCCTCAAACTCTAGGAAAAAATACAACTTATTATCCTAAAAATAAATATTTATATGATAAAGATACTAATATATGGTCAAATACAGATGGTACACCAGTACCGTTTAATTCTCCATTAAGTTCTGATTTAATAGGATTTACTCCTAAAAATACTGCTACATCAACATCTACTGCAAATTGGCAAACTAATCAATTATTAAGGGGTGGTGGTAATAAATTAACATTTCCAGGAGGAGCTACTCAAATAGTTGCACCAAAAGAAGTTGTTAAGACAACAGGATATAAATATGGTGGTAAAATGCCTAAGTATGCTTTAGGTGGTGAAGAAGATGATACTACTCCTGTAGGAAATATACCTACTAACTTTAATTATGAAAGAAATAAAACTTTTAATAAAGAACAAAATCAAAGAAATTTAGCTTTTAATCAAATGACAGGAAATACAAATCCTGGATATAGTACTTATAATTCTGATTATGAAAAGGCTTTACAACAAACTAGAGATGAAGTTAATGCTCAACAAAATAAAACTAATTTTCCAGAAGAAGAAGAATTATCTTTAAATAATGCAGCAATTGATAAAGCACACGGATGGAATCATAAAGATATTACTACTAGACCTGGTTATAAAAAAGAAACTAATCCTCTGAATAATATTGATTGGAGTAAAACTGATAAACTTGGTAACTTAGTTAATTTTTTAGGACAAAATGCAGGTAATATTTATGACTTAACTAGAAAGAATGAACCTTTGCAAAGTTATGAAAGAACAACAGGAAAGTATATTACACCTGATTTTAGAGATGCTAATCAAAAATATTTATGGGCTAAAAAAGCGTTAGCTAATGTTTCTGGTGGAAATGCTAGAACTGCTTTAGCTAATATTCAACAAGCACATGTTAATAATGTTATGAATACAGCTCAAATTCAACAAGCAGCAGATAACACTAATGCTCAAATTGGTAATCAAGTTAATCAATTTAATACTGAGATTGCTTATCGTGAAGCTGAAGCTAGAGCTAAAGATGCTGCAATGAAAGAAAATGTTAGAAGTCAAGCTGCTCACAATTTTGCTGAATCAACTGGTAAATTATCTTTATCTAATAAACAAGATTTATCAGATAAAAATAAATTAGATTTGTATAATCAATATTATAATACTCCTGAGTTTAAAGCTTTTATGAAAAAAACTACATGGGGATCTAAAAAATCAACTAAAAAATCTGGAAAATAATTTTATTATTCGGTAATTAATTAATATATTTGTAATATGGGATTAAATAGATTTAGTACAGTAGGTACAAGTGAGTATACTCCACAACATGTACCATTACCTTTTGATACAATATCAAAATTAGGTGAACAAGTAAAACTTGAGCATGATACTGCTGATGCACAATTAGCTGCAAAAAAAACTGATATTCAAGGTGGATTAGCTACACAAGAACATGCTAAAGCGTTAAATGCTAAAAAGAATACTATGTTACAAGAAGCTCAAACTAGAGCTGAAAAAACAGGTAACTATGGTAGATTAACTCAAGATATTGTAGAAATAGGAAGTGTTGTTCAAAATGATCCTTTATTTCAAGGTATCCAAAGAGATATTGCACAAACAGAAAGAGCAAATAAACAAAGATTTGATCCTAATCTTCAATATACTGTTCAAGGATTTGCTGATGAAAAAGGTAATGTTAAACAATTAGGTGTTGATCAACCATTTGATGAAAGTTATTATAATGTAGTAGCTCCTGGAAATACTAATAAAGAATATAATCCTTTATTTGAACAAATAAAACCAATACTTACAAAAGCATATGAAGATCCTGTTACTAAAATTTACACTGACGCAAATGGTAACACGCATACTGAAATTTTACAAGAAGGTGTTGAAGCAGAAGGATTAAAAAGAGAAAGAGTAAGACAAACATTAGCAGAATATATTAAAAATGATCCTAATGCATTAAATCAACCATCTAGATTTTATTCTGATGCTTTAAGTAAAAAACAAAGAGGTATTGGTCTTACTAAAGATGAACACTTAGATGAAATTGCAAATTCTTGGTTAGGTGAATATTATAATCAAAAAGATATTCAAAAGTTTTCTGAAAAAATAACTCCTGCAAAAAAAGGTTCAACATCTGATGGTGGAGGTACTGGTACTGAAGGAGAAGGAATACCAAATGCTTATACTGGAATGTTAGATGCTCCAGTAGTTACTGATGAAAACTTAGATGGTTTATATAGAAAAAATGATGATGGTTCACACACAGTTCCTTTAGAAGGATCTATTATGAACTTTGCTGAAGTTTCAAATCTTAGTCCTGAAGAAAATAAAGTAATGACTTTAGGTCAAACACAAAGTAAATTAAAATCTAAATTTAAAGTTAGTGATGTTGATGATGCTAAAGAAGTTTTAGAAAAACAAAATCCTAAATTTAAATATGATGCAGGTGTTTCAGGTGAAAGGTATATGACAGAAGATGGAAAAAAAGCTGTACTTATTACTACTTTCCCAAGTATAAATTATACTAAAGAAGAATTAGCTCAAACAGGAGTAAAATCATTAGATGAAATAAGTAACATTCTTCTTAAATCAAGTAGTGATTATAGTTTCTTAAAAGAATCTGCAAAAGCAGATGGAATAGATATTGAATCTCCTAAGTTTCAAGAAACTTACAAAAAAGGTTTAGGTAAATATACAGAAGAAGTAAATGCTGAATTAGGTAATATTTTAGAAATAGGAGGAGAAGGTAATTTTGTTGTTGATCAAGGAAATAATAGAATAAATGTTGATGGTAAACCTTTTCTTTCAGGTAAAGTTATTAAGACACATGATCAATTAACCGCAGCTTTTGATCAAGTAGGTAAAGGACACAATGATTGGGATCCTACTGATCTTAGAGATGATTGGGAAGATATTTATTTAAAACCAAATGGTTCAGGTTATGGTTTAATTAAACCTTACGGTACAGATAAAGATGGAAAGCAATTATATGCTATAAGTATTAAAAAAGAAATACCTGTTTCTAGAGCAATAAATAAAACATATAATAAAAATGTTTATACTTCTGAATATACTAAAAATGCAAATAATTTAGATAAATCATTTGATGAATTTGCAGGAAATAATTTTAGAAGAAGAGAACAAGAAGTATATGAGTCAATATATACTAATAATAAAAAATCATTTGATGAAAATTTAAATAAACAAATAGAAAGTAATAGTCAATATAAGCCACAATTAACTACAATATTAAATGAAATTAATGCTGAAAAAGATCCTAATAAGAAAAAAGAAAAAATAATTAATTTTAGTTTAATTTTAAAACAAGGAGGAGCAGAAGATATAATTAAATCTTATACTGAAGCTTCACAACCTACTACAGAGGGAAAGTCACAGGGGGGTTGGTCACAAACACCAGCAACTCCCCTAAGCAAGTAAGTTACACTGGTGGTATTAGAGATTTAACAAAAACAGTTGTAGTTGATGGTAAAAAAATAAACCCAATTAAAAGGTTTGATAATCCTGTAGATGCGTATAATGATATTTATCACGATATACATTTAAAACTTAATGGTGGTTCAAGTTGGGTAAAACCTGAAACTACATTAGAAGGTTATATTTCTAGATTTGCACCTAAAGAAGATAAGAATGATCCTAAATCATATACTCAACAAATGATTACAAGATTAA